ATCATAGCCGCCTGCATTTGTTGCGCCATTGGGTTGCCTTGCAACATTTGTTGTATCTTAGGGTCTTGCATTGCGGACATGTGCACGGTGATATGTGATTGGTGGTCTTGCGCTATGAATGCCTTAACTGGTTTCATCATTAGTATATTTTGGTTTTCTGATACTGGGTCCATTGGTTTATGGTCAGCATCCATAGGCACTAATTTAGCCGCCTCTTTAATACCTAGTACCTCTAACATCTGACGGTGTAATAGCGGCATGTTGTAAATCTGTGGTGATTGTTGTGCAAGCTGCATAACTGCTTGATACTGAACAATTTTCTGTGCCATTGTTGACGCATTAGGGTCTGATACAGGGATTACTGTAACGTTATCGTAGTCTGATTTCTTAGCTTTACGGTCGCCTTCTTGTGGTTCGTAGTTATACTCTTCTGGCGTATAGTCCGCTATGATGGTTTTTAGTAGGCCCAGCTCTTGTTTCATTGAGTAGTGAACTCGCGCTTGCACTGCACTCATTACTTTTAATGTGCGCTCAAGAATTGCCAGTGTGGTACCAACAGGGCTGTTTGCAGACATGTCAGATATCTGTAGGTCTGCTGTATTAGCAAAACGACGGCCTTCATCAACGATTTGACCAAGTAATGCCATAAGAACTTGTGACGGCTCTTTATATGGCAATGGCATAATATTGTCTTTTAACGCGCCACTTGGCACGTCTACATCACGGAACTCACCTGGAGCTATAGGTGTGTCATCACCTTTGACACGAAGCCCTCGAGTTTTAAACCCGCCTGGAAGGTTAGATAATGTACCTGCATCAACAAGTTGGCGAATAAGCGAAGTGCCAGACTTAGCAAAAGCCCCAACAAGATGGATAAGTCCAAAGTAATAAAAACCAAACCCAGGAACATATCCGTAATGAACAAAATGCTGACGTTTTTGTTTGTTTTTATCTTCTGGGTCCCAATTACGACGAATAGCTAATACAGTTGTACTACCTTTTTCAATTGTTATAACATAAGGTAATGCAACGTTTGTCTCATTACCATCTTCGTCTTTGTCTTCATAGCCTGGCAAGTCCAAGTCTACGTGCATCTCTAATAGTTTATAGCGGTCGTCCGTTGAAGCACGGAAACCCATCTTCTCTGCAATCTTTTTCTCTACTTCATCAAGTGTGTTAGCTGGTGTACCTAAATCAACATCTAAGTAAAACCCTGCCACTTGTAATCGACGTAGTTCATTTTCTGATTTACGCATTACGTGTGTCACGCGACCTGCGTCTTCTAAATCTGATGCGCCGTATGGCACAACCATATCTTCAGCTGGGACAAAGATAGACACTTGACGATTCTTATGAGGGTCAAAGTATACTTTCTTGAACGCATTACCTGATAAGCCTAGGCCCCATAACATACGCTCATGCTCTGGGCGGTACTCCTTCATGACATCAGTCAACTGATAGTTCATGTCTTCTTGCACTCGTTGCGCTGCTTCTTTTTTATCTTGTGTTTCTTTACCAATGATTTGTGTTTTAACTGGACCCCCAGCTGGGAACATTGACATCATAGTCTCTGCTTGGAACTTAACTAACGCTTCACTCAATAGTGGGTGGTATACACCACAAGCGCCATCCCAAGGTTCTGTACGTTCTTCAATCTTCATGCCCAACAACTCAAGGCCGTCTACGTAAGTCTGCATCCAGTCTTTACGTGCGCTAACATCCTCATCATAGTCAGAAATCAAGTCGTGCGCTATTTGCGTTAGCTCCCCCTCATCCATATCTTCCGCTAAGTTTTTATTAAACTCATCTTCATCTTCGCCAGTATCCATATCAATCTGCATGTCGCCAAAGCCAATACTTACCGACTCTGGGTCTTCAATCTCAATTTCTATTGGGGGTATATTAGCGTCCTCATCAGGGATTATCCCTTGCGGGGCTGCGTACAAACTTTTTTCAATAGCCATAGTTATCTCTTTTTTAATGTTGCTGCATTGGTTTTAGGGTCGTACTTATAGGCATTTGTCGGTTTGCCTGACTTAGTTGTTGCTCTATTAATAGCGCGTTCTTGTGCCGACATAGCATTGCGCTTCTCCCCTTCAGGCGTAAACGTTTTACCGTCCGCTTTAAGGTGCCCTCGGTCTTGCAATAGTTTAATAGCAACGTCTCTATTTCCTACTTGTGCTGAGAGTCGGTCAATAAGTTGTCCTTGTCCCATAAACTTTTGAGTTGTCATAGAAAGCCCCTAGTAATAAGCTGCTTTACGTTTATAATCGTATGATACATCATCTCGTTCATCTGAAGGCAGTTTTATGAACCCGCCCTTTCTAAACCGAATTAGTGCTTGTGTGCAACTATCCACATAGTCATCATGGGTACCTACTGGGAACTCAGCGCATTCTGTTATTACTTCCCCTGCCCATCGTCTATCTGTTGGTGCCCAAACCATACCTGATGCAAACAAGTCTGTAATCGAGTTAACCCTTGATATCTTATCTTTTACTGGCGTGTACTCAGATATGGGCATGCCCATTGAACGAAGCTCTTGATACAACGCGGCACCGTTTGATTTCTTTTCTACTAAGAACGTATCAGGCTCCCATTCTTTGTATTCCTCAATCATCCTACGCTTTAGTTCAGGAAACTCCATACGTTCTTTCCACGCATTGAGTAGAATAATATTATTCTGATTGGTCTTCTCATTATAGAATATCCCCCATAAGGTCACCGCATTATAGTCAGCGCGGTTGTGTGATTCTTGTGCAGCATCTAAAGACATAATAGTATACTCACAAACTGGTGGGTCTTCTTCCTCCCAGTGTTTCCACCACTCTTTCTTAATGAGTTGAGCCCCTTCTGCAGTCGGGTTCTGGAGGTACTGGCTTGACCAGTATCGCGCGTCCATACCAGCACGTTTTTTCTTAAGTTCTTCGAGAGGCCAAAACTCTGGCCATAGCGAACGTTCATCTTCAGTGCCTTCATCTAGTATCGCTGGAAACTCTACTACCTCCCACTGGTCAGCGTCTGGGTTCTTTATCATGTGGTTTACTAACTGACCTGTCAGGTCCATCATAGACCAGCGCGTCATCACCACTATGATAACCCCATTCGGCATCAAGCGTTGTAATGGTCCTGCTTGAAACCACTCCCATGCAGATAGAAACACCGCTGGGTTACCTGTCTTAGCTTCTTGCTCTGAGTGTGGGTCATCAATCACAAACACATCGGCACCGCGACCTGCAAGCGCACCGCCCACACCAGCCGCATAGTATTGACCGCCATCGCTAGTGTTCCACTGCCCAGCCGCCTTAGCGTCCTGATTTAATGCAACATTAGGAAATACACTGCGGTACTCATCACTACCAACTAAATCTCGAACGCGCCGTCCAAAGGTAGTTGACAAATCCGCCGTATGTGTTGCCATGATAATCTTTTTATCAGGGTAGTGGCCCAAGAACCAAGCAGGGAATAGATAAGATACCAGTTCAGACTTACCCATACGAGGAGCAATGTTAACAATAATGCGTTTTTTATCCCCTTTGATGGCATCTTCTAGTAATTTAGCCAGTCTTTTGTGGTGTGTCCCCACCATGTAGTTCGGATACACTGCTTTTATAAAATCTAACAGCCCGCCTTGAGCGGCATTTCGTTTAACACGCGCCATTTTCTCTTTAATTAAGTCTATAAACTCCTGCTGCTCACGTTCAGGCATCTTTTTTAGATTTGTCAGGACATTTACCCCCTGTTTCTCGGGTAAAGTGGCAATGTATTCCCTTAGACTATTCACCTAGCAGTGCCTCAAGGTCAATTTTAGGTGTTTCTGGTAGTGGCGCTATGTCCATCGTACCTTTGAAAGCATTTTTTGTTGGTGTTGTTACGTTTTTCGGTGCAGGTTCTTCTTCTTCCACCTTTTTGAAGTCGCCTTCAATAAGTAAACTTAGCTTTTCATTAAGGGCTGCGTCAATCTCATCGTCTGTACGTTGTTTATAGGTGATTTCTTGCTTCTCAATGAACATTCCCACGTCCGCTAGCTTACCTAGCAGCTCCACAGCCTTGATTTGTATCTTAGGGTCTTTGTAATCTGACAACTGTATTAACTTATTCGTTACTAACATACGAATTTGGTCTGCATGCTGGATGACTCGCCAGTCGTATTCGGATACTAGCGCTTCTAGTTTGAGGATTGTCTCTGGTTTTTGCAGTGTTGTCTTGGATATGGCGGATTTATGCCCGCCCACATATGCTTGAAAGGCTTGTTCTGCATGTAATGCATCTTCTTCGGTGACCTCGATATCGGGCGCACCACTCCTACGTAGTATATCTTTAGCTGTTTTGGCAGCCGCACTTACAAATTGTTCAGGCATTAGGTCCTCAGTACGCATTGGTGTACGTATTAATCGGGGTTCGTATATAACCACTCCTTCAAGCAAATCATATAGTTGTATTCTTTGCGAAGCCATAGGCGGAGTATCCTACAAATCATATAAGTCTGTCAAATTTTTACAATAATTTTTTTAGTGGTCTCTCTTTTGATGTCAGGGGGTATCATGATATGAGATTTAATAACCGTGTCTCTAAAACAGAGAGGGGGGGAGAGGGGTGCAATTCCTACAAAAACGGGGGTAGGGGGTCGCCTATGCCATAGCGACAAATGTCGGTGCAGATATATGATACCTATTGACTCCATATGATATTACTGTACAATAGGAACTGTCGCGAAAGCAATACCGCAAGGCGATATTAAACGAAAGGTTATAAAATGAACTATATAGCAGATGGATTTAATACGTTTCAGGAATACCACAGCCTAGAAGAGGCGATACATGCTTCTAAAAACGCGCCTTGGGCTAATGGTGGCGTTTATGCATCTACTGATGGTTACATAATGTGCCCTGAGTTTATTGTAAACCCATCTAGGTTTTTAAACGATATTAATTAACTTAACCAATATAGAGGATTTATCATGTCAAAAGCAAAAGCATCATCCGTAGTTGTTACCGTTACAGTTTCACAATTCAATGAAGCCATTACAGGAATATCAAGTAATGGCACGGCAATAAAAGCGCAGTTCGTTATAGCTTCGCAGTATATAGCACAAGCAACAA